AAACGTACCTGTTTCGATGCCTTCAGATCAAAAGAACCAGGATGTTGCTTATAGTCGCTGGAAACGTATTCTCGATAAGCACAGCGTTTACCCACCCTCCAAGTTCAAGAACGAGGTAATGGGCACATCGGATGCTATCGGCACGCGCCTATTGTCTAAAGAAGAACTAGAGAGCATGTGTGAGGAATACGAAGTCCAAGAATACCCCACGCACAATTTACTCATGTCGGATGTCCGCAGTGTCGTGGCTGGCGTTGATTGGTCTGGAGGAGGACAGAACGCCACGTCCCGCACGGTGCTGTGGGTATGGGGTGTCACCAGCGGGACCACCGAACACAATTTCAAACTGCGTACTCTGTATTTCAAGATATATCCGGAAACAAACCCTATATCCGGCGGCGTCATAGATCACATTGTCGATATCTGCAATCGATTCAACGTATCCCTTATTATTGGAGACGCCGGCGAGGGCGCATTAGCTAACTCCAATTTGCGCGAACGTCTCGGTCCTCATCGTGCTATGCAAGTGCAGTATCGCGGTACCGCAAGTGGCGGCGGTGGAGGTAATTCACGCCCGTTCTATTGGAATAGAACAGATCGATTTATGGCTGAACGTACGACCATGATCGACCATTATTTTATGTATTTGAAACGTCGAGGCGTTATATTTCCCAATATACGCAGCATGCAGATTCCGATTAAAGACCTGCTAAATGAATACGAAGAGGTCACGCTACAGGGCCGTAAGGTGTGGCGGCATGCACCGTCACAACCCGACGACTGTCTGCATGGCCAAATATTCGGCTGGATGGCTGCCAAGTTTATGTCGATGGACCCGATGTTTACGTACAACGGGGCTTAGAGACGAGCAGCAACTCAACAGATTATTCGGTGCCTGGCCACACCTACCTCACGCGCGGGGGGAACAGGTTAGGAACCCGCGGCCCGTGCAGGCATTGTAACGAGTACCTGTAACTAGGAGGAAACAGGGATAATCTAGAGTTGCTGCTCTATCTACTTGTACCAGAAATGTGTATGTTTTACGTGCCGTCGTTGGTCAATTCAGGCGTAGTAACGAAGGGTACAAGAGGACGTAGTTGATACTTGTACATGCGATTCTGGATTAGAAATTTAGGGTATGCTGCGAGCAGCAATTCGTTCGGAGCCTGCCACGAGCGTATAGCCGTCCGTGCTACGGTTAATATGCGACTGACTCCGAAAATAGGCACGAGATTTAACTGGCTCTTGCCGTCGTAGACAACAATGCAGGGATCTAGCAGTTCGACGTATTCCTGGCTGTTTTTCAGCGCGATGGCCAGCAAAGGCCCATCCGCTGTCGAGTACAAGAAGATAGGTCGGGCTATCTGGCAACGCCCGTCGTCCTTTAGTACAGCGTCGATTACTTCGCTGACTTTAAGTACCTCACCCGTTTGCTTCCACTCTTGTCGTGCGGGTTTACCTTCAGTATCTGTAACAATATGCGAAACCCACTCGTCGACATGCGTTGTCGACACGTGGTACATAAACGTCATTCCGTACTTATCGAATGTCTTCGTTTCAAGCTGCTTCAAATGCGTCAAGTCGGAGTTCTGTGAGGAGCTCATGTTCTTCTACAATCCCTTCTTCCTGAAGGATAATAGGGTGCTGTGCTAGGTACTTCTCGATGGACTGACACTCACCGTAATTGTCACCGACTTCTACGTCAGCTGCGAAAGGTACAGGTAACCACGGATACTTCTTGGTTACGCGCGCCTCTGCATACTCTTTAACAAACGGCTTTAGCTGGTGAATGTACTTCTTCGGGAATTGGAATACCAGCGAATCATGCACGGTAAGCAACATGCGCCCACCGAATTCAGAACGCAAGGGCGCGTCCATTTCGATGAGCTGTCCAAGTACGATATCAGAGCTTGTAGATTGTATTTTGAAGTTGCGACCCTGACGCTTAGCGCGGCCGGCGTGTCGCGCGATAGCAGCAAGCGGGAACCGTCTACGGCGTCCGAAGTGGGTGTCTACGAAATGGTTCTTCGCAACTTCCAGCTCGACGATTTCAGCGTATTTCTGAATCTCAGGAAACATCTGATAGAGCAGCCCGATAAGCGCCTTAGCTTCCTCTACGCTGACGCCAATGGTCTCCGAGATTTTCTCTGGGCCTGCTCCGTAGAGAATTCCGAATACCACGCGTTTGATATTGGAGCGCTCTACATCCAGCAGGCGGCGCAGGTTTTTGTCGGGTATGAACGTCGCATCATCTCGGCGCGCGTACATCTCGTAAGGACGCTTGAATACCTGCGCAGCGAAAAAGCTGTGCATATCTAGGCCTTCATTGAGGGCTTTGATCAGCGCTTCGTCGCGTGCGTAGGCTGTAAAGACGCGAACCTCTGCGCCCTTGTAGTCGACGTTGACGATGAAATATTCATTGGAGTCCGGTATGAACAGCTTCTTGAGGTTCCACCCCGCGAGGTACTTGGGAACATTCTGCATGTTCATGTCACTGGAACTGAGCCTTCCCGTCCCCGTTCCGTTCAGATGAAATTGCGTATGCAGAAACCCGTCGCGCTTAGATAGTGCACGGACATTCGCTAAAAATGTATTGCGAGCCTTGCTTGCCTTGCGGTAACGCAATAGCCGCTCGATAAAGTACGCGGACTCTGTAGGGATGGTCTTTTTATCGTCTTCGTAGCTGACAAACTGTCGCAGCACTTTCTCAGAAGTGCTCGGCTGGTTTGTCTTAGTGACAGCACGAACTTCGTAGGCGCCTTGTTTATTGCCGTTGGGGTGTACCCAGCCCCAGTTGTACAAGACATTGCCCAGCGTCTGCGCGCCATTGAGGCTAAACGACTTGAGCCCCGGCGGCTTTGTAGCAGCCACCATTTGGTGGAGTTCTTGCTCGGTATCGTGAACGACAATCGAAAGCGCTTCTTCGAGTACGCCGATATACGCCTGATCAACGCGCATGCCTTCGTATTCCATACGGCCCAATACGCGAGACGCCGGAATAGCATGCGTACGCATTAGGGGACGTACTTTAGACCGCTCAACGAAAATACGTCGAAGCTGTATATTAGCAAGTTGGCGTGTTACGTCACCATCGACTGCGCCGTAGATTTGCAGGTCATGTACGGGAATATTTTCAAAGCCCGCGTCTTTGCTAATTTGCTGCTCTTTCTTGGTACGCGGATCTTTAGGGTGCTTCGGCTCTTTCAGCGTCTCAGGTTTTTCCGGCTTAGTAAACCACTTGACGGGCTTCTTGGGCCGCCCGCGTTTACCTTTCTCCCAGCTAGCTATAGCGACAGCCCAAGCAGCTTGCTGCCCCGCTAGATAGTCTTTGCAGAAGTGATAGTCTTCGACGGCCAGGGCGTGTTCGCGCATAGCTGCGTCGTATTTAACTTTCTCAACCTCGTAAATGACGAGAGCATCTTTGTATTCTTCGAGTTGTTTGAGAAAGCCAGGATGTTCCGTCGCAATAATCTTGCGTAGGTCTTCTAGCTCTTTGCCCGCTTCATCTGCTTTAGAGACGATTTCGTTCTCTTCTAGAAGATCATAGAGTTTATCCTCGTAACCTCCGTATTGGGGTATATGATTTGCTGTGAGGACTTTCAGGCCATAATTGCCCTTCTTGTCTTCATCGAGCAAATGCTCTCCCAGGAGCGTGTCCCAAAACACTTCGTTCACAGGCATGCCGTACTTGAGCTCTATGAACTTCAAATCGAATTTGGCGTTATGGAATATCTTGGGTTTACGGCACGCAAGTAGTTCTTTGATTTTAGCAGTAAGCTCCGGGAGCCTACGGAGATATTCCGCGCCGGCGTTGGGGTGGTCGTACAGTAATGTGGCTGCCTTGCCGTCATCATACCCGAAACAAAATGCGATGATCTTAGAGGTAGCCTTTTCGGCGTATAGCGTATTTGTCTCGGTATCCACGGATATGTGTGAATCCGCCGCGCTTAAGTTGCCGCTTGTGTAACGCATAATCATGTCACAGGCCTCTAAGGCCTCGTCCATAGTTTTAGGCACCAGATAACACTTAGCCAATTCATCTAGGCTAAGTTGCGGCACGCTAGCATTTAGGACACGATCAAATATATTGGTTAAATTGAGCTTGAATGTTTCGAAGACGCCTGGTGCCGCTAACAGTGCTTTTTCACTGAAAGATACATAGATAGGGGCTTCGTAGCTGTAGTGCTTGAGAAACTTGTTGCGCGAATCACTATATTGCTGCTTAGCACCCAGCTGGCGTAAAGCCGTCGCACCCATCGCCACAATGACTTTAGGCTCGAACTGCTTGATCACGCTCTGCACATTAGGCTGGCAGTGATGCAGTACTTCTTTATTGGGCGCGCTGTCGTCCAGGGATACGCATTGCGCCGCATAAGTAAACGCATAAGTAATAGGCGCGTATTTGGGATATTTGCGCGTCAAAAAGTCTAACGCCGAACGTACAACCTTGCCGCCGTGTCCCCTAAACGGAGTACCTGCCGTCCCGGTGCTCGCCGATATGTCGTCAGGTTGTTCCGCGATAAATAGGACTTGAACATGCCCGCTTTTATCACCACTACCGCAACGGCGGTTTTCGTATCTCGGACAGCCTTTGCAAATCTGTCCCTTACTTACGGGGTCAGTCATCAACCTAGCCCTTCCATTGGATCTACCGCACTTGCCGGAGCTTCACGGAACGATATCTCCTTGGGCGGATTAAGTGCAGCGACTCTAGCATCCTCTTCTTTTTGATCTGCGCCTACTGCTTCTTCGTGACGCGCAATCAGCGACTGTACGGTGATAATGCTATAGACATCTGAAGAACTCGTCATGCCTTTGGCCATGAGTCGACGTATAATGCCGAGTTTGTCGGCTTCAGGCTTACTCACAATCCAATCACTGACCGTCTCAGCTTCAGACTTAAGCGCGTAGGGCGTTCTTGTTTTGTACTGATTCTTTAGTAGATTTAGCCTTACTTCAGACCAGACTACACCAAGGCATTTACACGCGTCATCATAATAAACACCAACCTTTGTGTTATTTATCTTCTCACGGTCGTGCGGGTGTAAGAGTAATGCCTTGATAGTCGTCATTTGATTCTCTTCTTCGCGCGAAGGAATACTAGACGTAAGGATGGTATCTATGAGCGCATGGCCAGGCGTGCTGTGCGCACGCTCGTAGACCTGCTGCTTGCGCGTATCGCGGTACTTATCAATGAACTTTTGACCGTCTTGACCAAACACATTGAGAATAGCCGCCATCGGCATGAGATTCTCAGTAAACCGATCCACGTTCTGTATCGTAGTCGTGCCTTTAGCATCCGCTTCACGGCGACTGCCGTAACGATCGTATAAATACGCGTACTGCGTCGCTACGTTAGGCGCTAACGTTATTGCGTTAATCAATATGCTCAGACGAAGGTCTTGTATCTCCGTAGCGGTAAACGCGGCACGTAGCAACAGGCGCACGTTATTTCGGTTGGCGTTCTTTTTTAGGTTAACCGTGTTAAAACGGCTCTCATCCATGGGATCGTGAATAGGAGTGCCGCTCGCAGTAATCACAGTATTAGCGATATTGAAAGATCGACCCTTGCCATCCACCGTTCCCTGGTTGAGGGTAGTCGAACCACTCGTGGCTAACGACCGTGTACGTTGATAGAACAGTTTTCGATTACGGGATTCTATCGAGCCATCATCCGGATCATTCATTTCATCCAAAACGGCAACAAGTCTTGTATTTGTGAATGTCTGGTAGAACGCAGCTTGTGTGAATGTATCGAGAGCTAGCGCATGGTCACATAGCGAAAACTCTCGTAACTGTGGGTGGTTGGAGGTTACCGAAAGAAGTGTCGTCTTTCCCGATTCGAACTGCGCGTAGAAATGCGTAAGCATTCTCCGCATAGGCATTACGTCATACAAATAGTTATAAAAAACCAGGCCAGCACAGTATAGCGCGTCAACCTCTTGATTTTTGAATTCAAAGCCGAGATTAATGAGCTTGTGTACTTTCTGAAAACACTCAAAGGGGCTGTACACCGGCCGCTGCATTAAGTCCTTCGGTGATTTAATGAGTTCCGTCCAACCTATACGCATGTCATCAATGAGGTTATAGCGATGCTCTAGGTCAAACACTTGCCCGTTATCAAACGGTCCCTCTAATTCCGTGACAGCGGCTAATTTACTAAAATCAG